AAGTTAGATGTATTTACACCGATATCTTCTTTTCTGATTAGGGGATAAGTCTTATAGAACTTACCATTTATAACCATAGGTTCTGTCTTAACTGTAGAGTTTACGTTGATAAGAGAAGGGAATTGGTTATAACAACTATCGATAGGATAACGTGTAATCAATACAGCTTTGTCTCTAGTTACATCTACTGCAGCTATATAGAATAAGTCACACCAAGTCATACTACGAGAAGATGCTGGTAATAAACCATCAGATATATTTTGACCTCGTTCTAATTTAGCTACTAAATCAGACTTAGGTACAGTAAATCCAACGAATCTCATTTCGACTTCATTGATTTTGTATTTATTCGGCATTACTGGAACTTTAATAGGTCTGAATCGATCACTAAAGCCATGGATAAATCTATCTATCTCAGAATGGATAACATCATCAGAGAAAGCAATACGATAATCCTTAGGAGTTAGATAGATAGGTTCTTTCGCTATATTACCATCTTTATCTTTTTGATAATATGGAATAACAGACATATTCTGTAACTGAACTACAAAGAAGTTCTTGATATATGTAACTACAAATGGATAGAAGTTTGTGATAGTAGATGCAAGTGGTAATGCACAATGATCTAAGTCTACGTTAAATTCTTCAATAGTTTCTGTACGAAGATTTGGTGAAGAAATAACTAGACGAGCAGAATAGTCAGATGTTTTGGAACTAGCTGCATTACGAATCAATCCAAATTTACCAGAAATAGTATCTTTGGAGAAGTATTCATAAAGGATAGCTAAATTATCTTGAATTCTACCTTTGATAGAATCACCAATACTTAAACCATAATCTTCATATTCAATCAAAGATCTAGTAGCAATAAGGATATTGTTATATAACTTATTGATATCACCTACACCGACATATTTATCAGTAGTACTAATATCACGATAGAATGCAGGAATAACAATAAAGTTTTTAATAAACAAACGGTCTTTATATTTCAATAAGAAGTCAATATTCTTATTACGGATACGAGAGTTATTCTTTTGGAATTCAAACTTATCAAAGTTTTCTCGTAAGAAGTCCAAACCAGTACCACCATCTGGATCTGGTACTAATCTACCATCTTGGATTTTAAAGGTTTCTGTACCATATACACAGCTAGTAATTTTACTATCAATACGTTGCCAAATTTTATAAGCTAGAGGAGTTAAGAAATATCCATGTAAGTTGATATATGCAAAAGTAGTTGCTCTACTGTCTTTGGTAATACCAAATATTTCATTAGATAATAACCCATCTGGAGTTGGTGTATTATTCTGATTAAAGAAGATAGGGTTGGTAATCTCTTTAAGATTGTTATCCTTGACAAAAGCATCAATGTCAAGAAGCTCTACCTTAAGATGATCTTTCTTTGCCATATTTTCTCTCCTTTCTATAAATTAATAATTTGTTAAAGAGAATGCGGTATCCAATATTGGATACCGCTTTATGGTCACATTCTAATTACTTTAATAACCGCAGTACCATCTTTATTAAGACTAGTCTTAATGGTAAAGTCGCTACCATATAAATGGACTACTTGGTTATTGTAAACAGTAGCCATATATTCATAGGGAATCTCTTGTGCTCTGCAAGTAAATATACATGTAGAGTTTTTAACTGCTTTTTTGGAATCGACAGTAATACTTACCGTGTCTTCAGTAATATACTTCCTGAAAACGGTATACACGACCATACAATGATCAAATATATTAGTAAATATAACGTTTTCTGGTTTGTTCTTGTAGATATTCTCTAGGAACTCAGAAACTATCACTGTCTACCTCCTATTTGGTCCGCGTTGAACCATTTGTTCTTGTCTTTCTAAGTAGAGATCACGAGTAGATTTTCTAACGTTACTGTGAGCCCGATTTAGTCTATCTTGCTTATACTGTTGAATAGACTTAAGAAGCTTTTCTCGCTTCTCTTGTGCTAGACGTTTCATTTGGAGATAATACAACGAATGAATATAAGCCATAGATTTGTCAGGTGCATCAATTAAGCTGAAGCCGCTACGATAATAAGTTTGTAGAGAAACTAATCGTTGTGTTAGATGCTCCGGAGTCCCAATTGATGCCGTGTAAAAAGCATGTTAAGAGGATGCATAATTTGTTTTTCAAATTTATGAGTACATTCTTGACCAGCGTAGTCGCCTTTCTTGAATGTGCCCAAGCATTCTTGTTCTGGAATGAAGTAAGTAATTACATCATCAGTACCATTGACTTTAGTTTCAAGGTCAAAGATGTGATGATTTAAGATAGAGAATTGGTCAGAATTCAAAGAGTTAATGAATTTACCAACTACTTGTACTTTACGTTTGATAGTTTTAGCAACGGAAGAAGAATCTGGTTTGAAGTCAACTGGTTTCAAGATTCCACGTTCACGATCAATGTAGTACAAGTTCTTAATGAATTGAGAAATACGGATGATAGCAATATACTTAGTACGGAATTCATCTGTAATATAAGTATCTTCGATATCAGAGAAGATAGTCAATGGACGAAGCTTAACTGCATAGTTATCGGAGATAACGATAAGTTTTTCAGAGAACGTATCCATACCACCATCAACTTCACCGTGTTTAATAATGTCATCAAGACGTTTCTTATCTTCATCAGAAGCTTTTTCATTAACTTCCCACATTTTATCCATAGGGATATCATCTGTCATGAAGAATGTTTCACATTCAGGGCAGTCGAAAGAAATGTAGTTAGAACCACTGAATGTTGCTTTATAAAGAGCAAAGTACATGTGGATCAAGTCAGCAGAAGCAATAGAACGTAACCAGTTTACATAACCACTTGGTTTATTTTCAGATACATCGTGTTTGTATAACAAAGCATAAGTATCTTTAATAGCTTGGTTACTGGAAGAGATATTGGAGATATTATTTACGAATTGAGCCAATTCAGAACCAGTCAAACCACTCATAGTGATATTGCGACCAGTAGCAAACAATGGAGCTGTAGCTGTAGGAAGAGTATTTTCTTTTGCTGCAGTACTATATTCCAAAGATGTATTAATATTGATAGGTTGGCTACTAATTTCGAAACTATTAATATCCAATTCAGTTTTAGTTGGTTTGATTTTTGTAGAAATAATTTTATTAATTTCTTCAAAACGTTTACGAGCTTCTTCTTCAGCTTTTTCTGCTTCTTTGATTTCAGCTTCGTTTTTCTTTTCGTCGTCATCAAGATCATCGATAACATCATCATCGTCAAGATCGGCGAAGTCATCATCATCAATAGTTACAGAAGATGCTTTGGAGATATCCACTTTCTTAGAAGTTTTAGGAACTTCAGTATTATCACGAACGGATGCACCAAGACCATCGTCTTCTAAGTCAGTATCGGTAGCTTCGCCACCTTCTTTATCTGCTTCTTCTAAAGCTTTTTCATCAGCGATTTCAATACATTTATCTTTTAATGGTTTCATGATCGCTGTCAATTCACCTTTAACTCGTTCAATGTTTTCATCGATGAGTTCTTCTTCTTTTCTAGCGAATTCTTCATTACCAGATACTACTTCTTTGAATTTAGCAATATCTTGGATATCTACTGCATCACCAGCTTTTACATCATTACCAGATGTCATATTTGGAGTTACAACATTGGATTCTTGTTTTTCTTCAACAACTTCTTTTTCTGGAGTTGCTTCAGCAGTAACAGTAGTAACCTCAGGTGTCTCAGTTGTTGCTCCTTCATCAGCACCCAACAATTCGTCTAGGCTGATTTTTTCAGTTTGATTTTCATTTGCCATTGTAATAGATTCCTCCTGAAAATTTAGATAACACTAATGGTATTTGTCTGGCTATTAAACACCAAACTATATGCCACACTATCCAAAGATATAGTAATAAACAGTGTCTTATTTAACTCATCTTTAGTTAGGTTTACATCAACACTCTCAAATTCTGGTAAATACGTCCGAATTTGATTAGTAATGTCATCCTCTAGTTCATATAAATGATCGAAGAAAGTATATCTATAACGTTCAACCAATCCTACACCCATTTTAGGTCTAGTCGGATATGTGCCAGGTCTTAATAGAATCAATTCTATTAACTTAATAGCCGTAGCATCCTCATTCGTATAAACGAGTGGTTGGTTAAACTGATTAATCGAAATACTATGCTCGATAACTTTAGGATCCTTAGCTAGTGTTTTCGTACCAAAAACTTTGTTAATCAATAGGGATTACCTCCTTCCATTGAAACAAAATTTATTATTTTGTTTAATTTATAATTTCCTACTATATTCGTAAAACCCACAAATAATGACGCTCTGAACATGTTAGTAAGACTTAATAAGCTAATTAGTGAGGTGAAATTTAATGGCAAAAAGAAAAGAAAGATGTCCTTATTGCACTTTCCGTGATGTAAAAGATAAAGTCATCTCCCATATAGAACGAAAACACCCTGAGTTAATTCCAGAAGGGTATACAGCTGCAAGGGTTTTATTTAATTATATCAATAAAAAAGACCATGGTACTTGTATCGTATGTGGTAGAGAAACACCATGGGATGATAAAATTAATAAGTACAAACGTCTTTGTGGTAGACAAGTTTGTAAAGATAAACTAAGAGAAAAGTATAAAAAGAATATGGTAAAAGTATTCGGTACTTATAATATTCTCAATGACGAAGAACAACAAAAGAAAATGTTGGCTAATAGAAGTATCTCTGGTGAATATAGATTCAAAGATGGTACTAAGTTTAGTTACGTTGGTTCTTATGAAAAGAAATTCTTAGAATTCTTAGACCAAGTATTAGATTTCGATGGTTATGATATTATGGCACCTGGTCCTACTTTTGAATATGAATTCGAAGGTAAAACTCATAAGTGGATTACCGACTTTATGATTATCCCATATAATCTCGTAATCGATGTTAAAGATGGTGGAGATAATCCTAATAATAGATCCATGGTTAAATATCGTAATAAACAAAAAGCAAAAGAAACTATGATTACCACTGCTCAAGGTAAATATAGTTACTTACGTTTAACCGATAATCAATTTGGTCAATTATTGGAAATCTTCTTAGCTCTTAAAGAACGTATGGATGATCCAGATACTGCTGGCAAACCTTTATTCCGTATTAATGAATCGGTAGAAGTTATTACAGAAGAATTCGACTTTGATTCTATTAAAGACAAGATCGATAAGGGTATTGAAGAGGTTGTGCCTCTTATCTATAAAGATAAACAACAACCACAAGAGCAACCACAACAACCAGAAGAACAACCACAACAACCAGAAGAACAACCGCAACAACAAGAGCCTTCTTCTGAAGGATTTAAATTTGATTAATTAGAAAGGAGAATTTAGTGATGGATATTTTCCAAGAAGGTATTATCGATAATATTAAAGATGCCTTTATGAGAACACTCAACTTCGCTATTATTTCTGAACCTGAATATAGACAAACTACAAGAGAACCTTATCCTATTGCTAATAGTATTGTAGATGCATTAAAAGCCACAAAGGAATTCGGTTATCCAACTGGTGTATTATATGGATATGATGAGGAAAAGAATAAGACTACGTTCAAGATGTCTAAAGAACGTTGGAATTATCTTAAAGATGTAAAAGTTATCATTCTTGTAGCTAATCCTAATAATAAGAATAATATTCAAGCACCTAGTATGTCTCAACCACCTGCATTGGGTATGAATCCTATTCAAACTCCACCAAATCCAGCTGCTACTAGTACTCCTGCTCCTGTAGCGGATAAACGATATGTATCTACATTCAAAGAATTGGTAGATGAATGTGATATCAAGATCGAATATATCGAAACTGATGAACCTACTAAAGAAAGAATGGAAGCTATTAAACCTTTCTGTGATGCTTATAAGAAATTATTGTCGGATAAGTATATCAAGAATTATATTTCCATGAAAATCGGTTCTAATGTAGATGAATTCATCTTTGGTTATGCTGATACTTTGAAAATCGGTAAGTTTGATTTATCTTCTGTATTCAATAACGAAGATGAATACAAAAAGCAATATCAAATGATTCAAGATGCTCTTACAGCTATTAATGGAGCTAATAATAGTAACTTCTGTCTCCAAATAGAAGAAGTTGAAGATTGGAATGGCTCTATTGTATTAACTAAGTCTCATATTGCTGCTGCAGTTGTTTCCGATCCGGAAACAGGTGAAGAAGAAGTTGAAGTTGTAGAAGAACCTAAGACTGCTGAAGATAGTGATGGTCCTTCTAATACAACTACACCAGGTGAAGTGCCTCAAAATACTACAGAGAAAGTATTAGATAATGCTAATAATGAAAACGCTGCTGTAGCATCTGCTATGGTTGGTATGAATACTCCATTCATTACAGTACATACTAACTATCTTGCTCCTCCTACATTCGCAGTATCAAATGATATCTCTACTAAACGTTCTATTACTGTAGACGCTAAAGATAATAAACTTAAATTAGTAGATAATAGTCCAGAAGTTAAGACTAGAGTATTCAAATACGTTGGTAAAAATAAAGGTACTCTTAAAAAGATTACTGATAACCTTGGTCAAACTGTAGGCAAAGACTATATCTACGAAACTGTAACAGGTCGTAAATACTTAGTAGAAGATCAAATCTTCTATGATGAAGACTTCCAAGAAATTGATTTAGAAGCAATCAAAGAAGAAGTTGAAAATGATAAGCATACTATCATGAATAAAGTATATATGGCTTTACATGATGGATTGCCTATAGGTGAAGAAGTCACTACTAATGAAGCTAAACGAATGGCTACAGATCTCGATGATATTTATATCTTCGAAACAGCTAATGGTTATTATGCTATGAATAGTAAGACTTTACGCTCTACTAAACTTTATAACACTATCACTGGTATTAAGATTACGGAGGATTTAATTAATGGCAAATTCTAAAACACCTACTAAAGCTTCCAAACAAACTAAAGACGATATTGATTACCAAATCGTATCTTCTTGGAGAAGTGAGAATAATGATTTACCATTGTTATATCCTCACTATGATACTCTAGAAGAGCTAGAAAAAGATATGAACGAATATAGAGCATTACCTGTAGATATGCAAATAGTGGTTGATGATCGTTCTAAAATTATCTTTGGTCATGGTAACGTTCAACGTTATAAAGCTCTTAAACATGACTTATTAGTTGAAGATTCTCAAAAGCTTATTATCTACCAAAAAGAACCTAAGACTAAACTCAAAGACATCGATCCTATCAATGCTATGATGATGCTTAGAGAATTTGCTACCACTAACTATCACCATGACGATTTCATAGATGCTATGTGTTATTCTACAGCTGTATTAGAAGCTATGGATTATAAAGCGGATGAAGATAAAGTAAATTATGATAAAGACGCTATCAGAGAAGAAGTAGCTGATAATTATTATACTTTCAATATTCCATTCAGTCCTATTAAAAACCTACCAGATATGTTACCTTCTGAAATCGATACTATCTGTAGTGAAATGGAAATCCCAAATGGTTGGGGTAAATGGAAAGCAGAATATAATCGTTATATCTCTGGTTTAGATAACGAATTCCCAATTGTTCATGAAAATCTAAGATTGCTTTTAAAAGATAGATCTGAAGATAAACTCTGGGAAGGTTGTGGATATATTCCACGTCTAAGAGATGGTAGAGTTAAAGATCTTATCAATAATACATTCAAACGTATTAGTATCATCGATATCATGGATATTGAACCAGATATTCTTGATAGTATCCAAGATAGAATCAATACTATTCCAGACGACTTTGCTAACTATATCAAAGAGAATAGCTTCGAAATTCAATTCCGAGAAGACAATAGTGTTATGATTGACTACAAAGGTAAATACTATTATCTAGTCGATGATAATGGTGAACTATTCGTAGAAGAAATGTTAGAAGCTGATGGTAAACCTATTAAGTTTGGTTATATCGTTATTTCTCCTTCTCTCCAATTACCTGAAATTATTCCTTCTGGTGATAATAAATTAGCTAAAGTAACTTGGTCTCCAACCAATGTAAAATTACTGGTTAAAGAATTAGTTACTGACCCTGTTGTATTATACCAATATAGTAAATTCAGACCAGATCTTAAATACTACAATGCTATATACTACACTGAGTATGCTTCTGGTTTATTAAAGAAAGCTACTAAACAATTGATCAGTAATATCCGTAATAATAATTAATTCATTTATATAATATCTATATGAAGTCCGGTAGAGAATATTCTCTACCGGATATATTTTCGCTTAAAAGAAAGGAGGAAAGATTATGTATAAAGCTAGAACTTTAATTTTAGGTGTATTATTAATTGCATTAATTTTTGGTTGTGCTGTATGCGTCATGACAGATAATAATCCTCATGATAAGGCTGTGATAATAAATAACCACGAATTAGATGGAAGGGATACTAAAATAGGCGGTACAGTAGTTATCAAATACAATACTAGTTATCTAAATGATTGTATTGCTGATATGGAATCCCGTGGCTATGTTGTTAAACAAGTAGAAGAAAAACGGACTATAGGGCTTAATAATACAACTATAGTAGTTTATGAAAGGAGGAAATAATAATTGCAATCAACTTTATTAGGATTAAAGTATTACGATAGTGAAAATATCTATCGTGTTCGTAATGAACTATTTGACTTCATCGGTATGGATGAAGACTTTACTAAAGAACAGAAAGTTCTTAAACGTAAAGAATTGAAAAACAATTATAAACTTCTAATTCCATTTGGTTATATGGAAATCTATTGGACTGGTAAGAATAAAGATGATTATGATCTAGTATTCAAATATCATGACGTTAGAAAAGATCAATGGTATATAACATCTGTAGATATAACCAATACTATCCTAATCTCTAGAAGTACAAACAAAATGGTTTATGATGATATCGACGAAATGTTACCTACCGATACCAATAGACTATATACCAAGTTTGCATTCTATATTGATGATAATATAGAAACTATATTGGAATTGATTCCTAATCAAATTAGAAAAGATTTGAATCTATTGTCTAAAGCATGCTTTAGGGATACGTTTGAAGAGTACTTAGCATCGTTCTTACAATCTATAGATCAAATCAATGGTATTATGCCTTATGAACTAGAAATAGAAAGATACTATAGTAGAGATGTAGTATTATTGACTCAAGAATGCTTAGAAGATCTCCAAATGATCATTTCATACCAATTACTAAAAACTTATTGTGCTGAGTATTGGTATGATGTAAACTTCAAAGAGATTAGAAATGATTATGAATTAATCAGAGATGTTAAGACGAAGAAGTTATTCGTATTTAAATATCTCAAAGGCGATTTCATATTCGAAGCATCTCAAATTGATCAAGCATTTACTGAAGAAGAATTAGAAACAATCTTCGCTCACTAAAAAATATTATAATCATATAATATATTACTGAATAGAGAAGTGATTCATCATCATTATTGATCGTTCACTTAAACCCATAGATTCGTTTCTCTATTCGTAATTTATTTATCGCTGAACTATATTGTAATGAGTCTAATATAGATTCAGCAAATTTTAGAACCTGCCAGTAGGACCAGGCAGTGATACATGGTCCATTTTTAACGCCAGGAGGTATTCAACATGGCAACTTTAGAAAATGTCGAATTAACTAACTTCGACAAAAAACAAACTACCGACAAAAAAGCAACAGCAGAAACAAAAAAGGTAGACCCATTAGAATTCGACACAATCGAATTCAAAGCTGCTAGTGGTAGCATCTATACTACTACTCGCAATCTTGGTGCATCTATTGCACAAACATTACGTCGCGTGAGTGATGATGTTGTAGCTTGTACTGTGTATCCTGATCCAAAGACTGGCTTAAAAGCTACTTTGATCTTGACTAACAAACCAAGCGTTGAAGGTAAAACTAAGTTAGTAGTTACTCCTAAACAAAAAGAAATCGGTAAAGGCGTGTTCGCTCGTATGACTGAACGCTCCACTTCTGATTTCCGTCAATTGTTGGAACTTACTGATGAAGGTCAAGCTAAATTGGCTGATATCATTCCTGCAGTATACTTCCGCAATAACAATCCTATTTACAACTTCAAACAAGATGGTACTGTAAACTGGACTAACGCTTCCAAAGATTTTGTTGAAGGTGGCTACTCCTTAATCGGTGGTGAACCTCATGCTTACAAAGCAATCATCGTTGATTTACCTAAATTCCTTCAAAAGATGTATGGTCGTACTAACGAAAAAGGTGAAACATTCCTTTACACTGTAAACGTTGTTCGTCCTGAAAGCAACAACAATTACCCATTAGTAGGTCAAACAAACATCTCGTATATTATCCAAATTACGCAGATCAACGAAGCTATCGTTGAAGCTAACTTCAACGTAACAAACGGTCAAGACGTAGATGCGTTTAGCCCAAGCTTCACAAAACAATTCTAATTATTTAGAAGTATAAGGTTGGGGAGATAGTCATATGACTATCTCCCACTCTTATATTATTTTTCATTTTATTTTATGGGGTGAAAACATGGCAAAAGAAATGGATTTTTCTTATACCGTAGGCGATATTGATGAGCCTATTGATTCTCGTGGTAATTCTGTAATCATGCTTCGTAAATTAGCATGGGGTTCTAATGCAGAAAAACTAGAAATCCGTCGATGGATTATTGACATCGATTCTGAACGTGCTAATAAAGGTGTTACTTTCTTAACTGAAGAAGGTCCTCATAATTTAGTACGAGTTATGGCTGAAAAAGGTTTTGGTCATACTCATGAAATTATTAATGCAATCAAAGATCGTGAAGATTTTGATGATGCTTTAGCTTCTATTGGTAAGAAAGCTCCAAAGGGTAAACCATCTGAAGAATTCTATGATCCAAAAGAGGCTTGTGGTCTTTAATAGAAAGGAGCTGATTAAATGGCTCTAGAAGACAAATCTCAAACCGAAGTCACTGGTGATACCAAAGGTCCTTTTATACAATTCATTGATTGTCCTCATAAAGGGGATTATAAATGTAAGTATATAGATAACAATGGTAAGTGTTCATTTGAAACTTGTGTGATTGATAATGTCATTCCACCTAGAGTAGTCTTATGGTACTTCCGTTGTATTATTTGTGATCGTGAAGATGCTATAAGACCGGCTGAACACAGAGCACCTTTCTGTCGTAGCTGTATCAATCGCATGTTGAAAGCTGAAAAGCTTCCTCATAGTTGTAGGTACTGTGGTAAGACTGTAAATAGCCCAGCACAATGGTTCCTATCTGGTATATGTGACGAATGTGATAATATACTCAAAAAAGTAGTAAACCATTGGCGAAAGAAAGGTCCATGGTAACAGATTATGGTAAAATTAGTAGAGCAGATTCCTATCGAATCTTACTTTCATGGTAAGTTTATTACCTATAAAGCATTAGATAGAATAGTCCAAACAGAATTTGCTAATTCTAATGCAGATAAAGTCAATATCTTTATTGACTTATACCAATTCTTAACACCACCAACTGGTCCTGTCAGAATTAATGACTTCTTCGTTGCGTGTTCTATGGTTATCAACTATGCTGGTCATTTAAGAAACTTCTTTAGAAAATACTATAAGACAGAATCTAAGATTATCTTAGTTGCTTCAAATGGTATGTATAAGAAGTCAGCTAAATTACTAGCTGGTTATAATAAGTATTATAACAAACGCTTTGCTGATGCGGGAGATAGCTACAATAAGATGATAGAGTCTAATTTGAGTCTATTACATCTTCTTTGTCCTTATCTTCCTGATATTTACTTTAAAGCTGGTTCTGTAGATGCTACTATTATGATCAAACACATGTTAGATCATAACTATTTTGGCGGAGATAGGACAGCTAACTTAGTAATATCGACGTCACATTACATGTATCAACTACCTAGTACTAATCCAGAAGTTGTAGTGGCTAGACAATCAAGAAAGTTTGCTGAAGATAATTCATATTCATATAATTCTATAACTTGTCTCAATGCATTCTTATATGAAAGCAGAAAATATATTCCAGAATTCCCTATAAATCCTAAGTTCATATCTATGCTTATGATATTAAATGGTATTCAACGGTTAGGTGTTAAATCTAAAGTTTCTCTACCTACTGCATTGGATATCATTAATGGTCTAATATCTGGTATAGAGCATGACTGTAATGCTTTATATAATGGATTCTGTGATTACTATCTAGCTAATCCTAAAAAGAAATGTAGTATGGGACAACAAGAGTTTGTTGATAGGTTCATGGCTATAGATATCAACTACCAATACTTAGTATATGAATCTATGAGTGAGTCTAAACTAGATGATTATCTAAAACGTAAACAAGATCCAGATGCAGTTAAAGAGATAAATAATAAGTATTTCAAGAATAATCCTATAATTTTAGTAATCACAAAGGGTTTAAACTAAGGTGTAAATTTAAAATTTACAGGCTTTGGCGTAATACTAAAAAGGAGACGCTATGAGTAAAGTTTCTAGACGTGATTTCATAAAATTTGGTGCTGTTTCGGCTCTTGCTGCAAGCGGAGTTTATGCGAGCGATATGCCAGTCTTTAGAGATAAAGATGTCAAATTTGACGAGGAGTGGGATGTCGTTATCATCGGTAGCGGTTTTGCTGGCCTTGCAGCTGGTATCAAGGCAAATGAGCGCGGCAACAAGGTGCTTATCCTAGAAAAAATGGGACGCGTTGGTGGCAACTCTGTAATAAATGGCGGAATTTTTGCCGTGCCAAATAGCGAACTTCAAAAGAAAAACGGAGTCAAAGACTCAAAAGAGCTTTTCATCTCAGACTGCGTCAAAGCTGGCCTTGGGCTAAACCACGTGGAGCTTCTTGGCATCCTTGCTGATAGAGCGGTCGATACTTTTAACTTCACCGTAAAACACGGCGCAAAATACCTAGACAAGCTACTTCTTGAGGGCGGTCACAGCGTGCCAAGGACTTACTACACCGAAAATACAAGCGGCTCTGGCATAGTTCAGCCTCTAGCTGAGACATTTAAAAATTTACAAGGATGCGAGCTTAGGACAAGGTGCAAATTTGATGAGTTTGTAACCGATGAAAATGGCGCTATAGTAGGCGTTGCGGTGCGAAATGACTATAAATTTGACAAAAATTTATTTAGCGATGACAAAGAGAACAAAAGCGGCGAGCGTAAATTTATAAAGGCTAAAAAAGGCGTAGTGCTAGCAAGCGGCGGCTTTTGCAGTGATAAATTTTTTAGAAAGCTTCAAGACCCACGCGCTGTGCCTGAATTTGACACCACAAACCACCCAGGCGCAACTGCAGGTGCTTTGATCTCAGCCCTAAAAATAGGCGCTTTGCCTGTTCAAATCGGCTGGATACAATACATCCCATATAAATGCCCTGACGAAAAAGGCAACGGCATCACAAGTAAATTTGCCTCACAAGCTGCCTTTAGATACGGCATCTCAGTCGATCCAAAGACCGGCAAACGCTATATGAACGAGCTAGCTGACCGCAAGATAAGGGCTGATGCGATGTTTAGGATAATTGACGCTAAAAACGACAGCTATCCTATAAATTTATGCGACTCTATAGCTGCTGCAAAGCTAGTCGAGAGCGACCTTGCAAATCCTATGAAAAATGGTGTCATAATGAAATTTGACACGCTAGCAGACCTTGCTAAATACTACAAAATGCCAGCTGGCGAGCTAGAAAAAACGGTTGAGAGATACAACGAATTTGTTAAAAAAGGTAAGGATGAGGATTTTGATAAGCCAATCAAGCTAACTGATGGCATCACTATCTCACAAGCTCCATTTTACGCTATGCGTGGCGCTCCAAAGCTTCACCACACAATGGGTGGCGTAAAGATCAACACCAAAGCTCAGGTGCTAAACATCGACGATGAGCCGATCAAGGGACTTTACGCTGCTGGCGAGGTCACTGGCGGCACGCACGGAGCTAGCAGACTTGGTAGCTGCGCGATACTTGACTGTTTGACATTTGGCATGATAGCTGGGGAGAATATTTAGATTTACTCGTGCTGAATTTGGAGGCAGTTTGTTTTGTTATTGGCTTATGCAGGCAATGCTAGCCTCCATATCATCGGTACAGAGTTTAAAATTTTGTTTTTTATTAGTAAATTTAAAAACTTTCATTCGCTCACAAGAATTGACTACTAAATTTTGGCTTCGCTTACAGCTTAGCTCAAAATTTAGAGCCGAAATTGCTTGCTCATGAAATTTTAAAATTTATAAATCACTAAACCTGTGCGAAGCACAGCAACCTCTAACGTGCGAGGGGTTTGGGGGATCTAAAGGGGGATAAGGGGATGGCTTCGTAATTCAAGTCCCCTTGTCTCCCTTTTAAATAAAATGATAATTTTATTTCGGAGTGAAATTTGAAACGAAGTGAGATTGAAAAATATATAAAAGAGAAATTTGACATTTTAGGTGAGCAAATTTTCCCAAAATATCCAAAATTTAGCGTCTTTCGTCACAAGAAAAACAAGAAGTGGTTTGCGTTACTTATGCAGTTAAGCGCTAGTAAGCTAGGTCTTGAAAGTGACGAGATGATCGAGGTTTTAAATTTAAAATGCAGCCCAGATCTAGCGATGGTGCTAGTCGATGAGTGGCAAATTTTTAAAGCATATCATATGAATAAAAAGCACTGGATAAGCGTAAATTTAAACTCCAAAATCTCACAAAAAACAGTTTTTGACCTGATATATGAAAGCTTTAGCTTAAGCAAATAAAAGCCATTTTCAGCCTTAAATTTAGTAGTTTTTGTTAAAATCACGAAAAACTT